GGGCTGCAAGTCCATAAAGTCAATTTCTAAATCGGGGTCCACTTGACCGATAGAGAAAGCATAATTAGACATTGTTAGATTCCTTTTGGGTTAGGGGTTTAGTTAAATGGATGGACCGAGACTTGAACTCGGAACCGATAGGTTATGAGTCTATTGCTCTAACCGATTGAGCTATCCATCCACTTCTACATATAGCAGGTTAGCCTTGAATAGACCTGCGGGCTGCGAGGACAAGACCCGGAAAACCTGTGTCATAGGTGTTCACCGCAAATTCTTCCATCACCCTGCAAATGCGGTCGGAGCCATTCTTGAGCATAATGGAGGTGCAATAGCCGAGGACACCACGACGGACGGTTTCGGAATCCACCCTGCCCTTCATATCCTTCAAGCATTCGGCAATTTCCTTCCAAGAAGGCTTACCCGCAGTGAGGGCACGGCAGAACTTCAAGGTGTCGGGGTCTTCTTCCAATCCACCTTCAAGAATCTTCAACTGTGCTTCCACATTGTCGGGTTGCGACATCACCTTTTCAAGAGCGACCAAGGCTGCACGGGGGGAGCCATCGGCAACTTCTTGAATGGCGGTAAGCACCCTGTCGTCCACATTGAACTTTTCGGCATCGGCAACTCGGAGAACCAACTTGCCCAACTGTCGGAGGCTTAACGGTTCCATCTTCCACTGCGTGCTTCGGGTAGCAAGAGCCTTGCCTTCGTCACCCTTCAAGAACTGCGTGAGGTTGGTGGTGCAGAAGAAGAAATAGACGTGTTTCGGCATATCTTCTGTCGGCTTCAAGAAGGCACGCTTGGCATCTGCGGTCATACCGTGGGCTTCGTCAATGATGTAAACAAGCGACTTGCCCTTGAGGGGCATACCCTTCATTTCATCGGTAATCACACGCACCGTGTCAATGCCACGATTGCTAGAGGAGTTGTATTCACGAATGCTGAAAGTCGGGTCTGCGTGCAGGATTTCGGTAGCGATGGCACGGGCGATTGTAGTCTTACCACATCCACTACCGCCATAGAAAATGTGGCAATGGGAGATTCGCTTCGGGTCCTGTGCAAAGTGAGTCTTGATGGCTTCAATGGTTTCTTCGTTGCCCATCATTTCAGCCAAAGTTTTCGGTCTGTATTCTTGGTAAAGAGACATTAGAGGTTCCCCATAGAAATGTTGTGTTTGGTTGTTAAAAGTTTCTCAAGGTCATCCTTGAGGGACAGGACTTCACCCATACTCGGTTCGTGCCCTGTAAACGATTGGAGCATAGATGCTGCGTAGAGTTCCAAAGAGCCACCGGACGGTTTAAGTGCTCCCAACTGCTCCTCCAAATCTTCAATTTCTGCATTTTGTTCGGAAATGTCCGCATCCATATTGTTGATTTGGCGGTCGTAGTCTTCAGTGAGTTCGTCAAAGTCACTAATGGCTAGGTCCAATTTGTCCTTGATAACGGACAAATCTTCTTCGTTCTCAAGGTCTTCACGGATTTCCGTGAACTCCCTACGAACTTGGTCGGGGTCGGTATAACTAATCATAGGTTATTCCTCGGTGATTGGGTTAAAACTTGGAGGTGGACACGCCATAGTCATTATGGAGCGTGAGTTCAATGGATGTCTTAAAGGTAAGGACATCACCCTGCGAAGGTTCGGAACCTGTGTACTTCTTGAGAAGTCTGTAGCAGGCTTCTTCAATGGTGAGTTCTTCTGTCGGGAGTTTGTCCATATTGTCAATGGCTTCGGTCACTACCGACTGAATGTCCGCAAGGGCTTTCTTTGCTACTTGGAAGTTATCCATAAAATCCTCATTAGTGATATAGCAGGTTACTATTCTATTCCGATGTTGCCATAGATTCGGAATGGTCCCGTAAACTTACGCAACCGCTCATTAGCAGCCTTGTAGTAGTTCACATTCTTTTCAAATCCGATAAATTTGCGACCCATTTGGGCACAAGCCATAGCGGTGGTTCCACTCCCCATAAAAGGGTCAAGCACCACATCGCCCTTGTTACTCCAAGAGCAGATATGGTCCAATGCGAGTTTATAAGGAAACACTGCGGGGTGCCCTGTATGGTCGGATTGCCCCATAGTGTAGCACCACACATTTCTGCGTTTCGGGTCTTCGGTGTTTATCTTGACAGACTTCTTGACGGTGCTGCCATCGGCGTTCCTTTGGACATAGCGGACTCTCTCGGTGCGAGTGTCGTTCCACTTATTCCTTCTCGGCTCTGTCAAGGCATTAAAGGTCTTCGGGGCACCCTTGGACAAGATGAACATATACTCAAAGGATTGGTAGTACCTGTTGGAACCCCCGATAGGGCAGGGGTTGTCCTTGTAGTATATCATTGTGTCGTGCAGGTTCAATCCCAAACTAACAAAGTGTAATGCCTGCTTGAAACTTGTCCCTGTCTCGCACCCATCAATGGTGGCATCCCCGACCACCCATACAATCACGCCGTTGTCCTTTAGCACCCTAAAGAGTTGTTCGGCAATCGTAGTAAAGGCGGTGAAGTTCCACTCGTCACCGATGCCCTCGTATGTCCTCAAGTTGTCATACGGAGGAGAAGTAAGCACAAGGTCAATACTCTTGTCCTCAAGGCTTTTCAAACCTTCAAGACAGTCCATATTGTAGATTTTATTCAAATCCATCAATGTGCCCCTTCAAGTTTCGCCTGCCAATTTTCGGGCATACCTTCGGTACGCAGGGCACCGACTTCGGTCATCTTTGCCCAAGAGCCATCCACCGCAGAGGCATCGGCTTCAATAACAAGCGGAACACAAATCCAAGGGAACTCCTCACTTACACGCTTTACACCGTTTCCAAAGACAATCCTTGTAACCTTGTCTTCTTCGCCTTCCTTGACAAGAGCAATGATAGCATCGTGAATCTGCCCGATAATGCAGGACTGCAAGCCCTGTGCTTTGAAGTCCTGCAAGTCATAGGTGAGAGCCTTGAGCAAAATGTGGAATGCGGAACCTTGAATGCAGCGGTTGGTCGCTTCGGTATAACCCATTGGACCATAGCATCGGAATCCTGTGTAGGACTGCACATAGCCATACTTTTGGTAGCGTTCCCATTCGGTCTTACGCCAAGCATTGTAAACCTTGAATCGCTGATTCCAGAAGATGTCGTCACCCTTCTTAACGTGGGCTTCCCATTTTTCGTAGGTCTTGATTCCGCAATCCTTCATCAAGTGTTCCTTGGTGGTCTTCGGCATATTGTTCCACATATAGCGGGCACAAGACTTGTAGGATGCACCATAGAAGGACGAGAACACATAGCCCGCCTTGATGGTGGAGCGTTCATCCTTGGTAAGTTCTTCGGGGGTGCGGATGTACATATCGCAGGCGGTGTCTCGGTGCATATCCGAGGCGGGGTTCTGCAAGTAGTGAATCATCTGCGGGTCGTGATGGTAGGATGCAGACACCATCACTTCAAGGCTCTTATAGTCCATTTCCATAAACCTGTAACCCTTCGGGGCTACAAATAGGGAACGGAGCAACTTCTTCATTTCTTTATCTCTTTTGGGGATATTTTGAAAGTTCGGAGAGTCCGCAGACGAGCGGTATGTTCGGGGACCCGCATCACCGTCACCGCCGGCACCTGTGGACAGGTTGAAGAACGGACGAATAAGGTATGCCTGCTTTTCTTCATCCCACACCGCTTCTCGCCTGTAGCTATCCAAGAAGTCCATAATCTTCGCCCAACGACGCATACCGAGGATAGCCTTGCAGAAGGGGGTTCCCAACTTTTCAAGGGTATCGCCTGTTGCATCTTCCTTACCCGAAGGCGGTTTCAATTCGCAAATCTTGAACAGGACATCCACAAGTTGTTTGTTGGAGAGCGGGTTGAAGGTTTCGCCCGGATGCAACTTGCACCACTTCTTTGCTTCTTCGGATGCCTTGACCGCATCTTCGGATTCCTTATACTTGGCTTCCAATTCGGTCTGCAAGGCATTGATTTTGTCATAGTCAATCGGCAGACCTTCGGACTGCACACGGGCAAGGGCATCCATACCCTGCATAAAGAAGCGGAAGGGCTTCTCCAAGCCCACCATTTGAGCGGACTGCACATCACGCAGGGCGATGGTATACGCGGAGTCTTGCCCGCAATAGAAGGCAATTTCGCCCTTGGGAATACCCACATCCTTCTTGAGCATATTGAAGGAATTGCAACTTTGAGGGTCTTCACCGGGCATCGTCTTGGAAATAAACTCGTCTGCCTTGTCATCGTAGCCGATGACTCCGAGTTCACAATAGGTGTGGAGTTTCAATCCAACCTTTTGGTTATTGTCAATGACGTGGGCACCCAAGCAGGTGTCCCAAGACCAATTATCAATCCAATCGGTTCGGGTGCCGTGCAGACCCGCCCTAAACCTAGTCCAACAGGCTTCGTAGTCTGCCTTATGAGCGACCATACCGATGGACTTATGGTGAGTGAGCCTGTACCAAGAGTTAATCAAATGTTCATTGTCGCTGTCCCACCAAAATCCGATGGCGTGGTATTCACCATCCTTGCGGTAGCCGACAGATGCAGCCTTGATGGAATGCCCTTCACGATGGGGCTTCAAACCTGTGGTTTCGTAGTCAATGGCTACATCGTGGTAGCCTTCGGGGGACTTGTCAAGTTGGTCGGTTTCGCCCCATTCAATGATTTCGTCAATCCATTGTGCTGCCTGTTCTGCATCGCCTGTGGTTCGGATGTCTGTGGGCAACTTCGGGAGCGGGGTATCTACAAGTTGGTAGGCGAGACGGATATGTTGCGAGAAATACATATAGGGGCAACCATCGTCACGCTGCCAAGTCAAAAATTCGGGAGAGTAGGTAGGACAAATCCAACAGTTGTAATGGCGGTCGGGAATCCTTTTACCATACAGGTCGGACGGCTTGGTATTCTTGATTCTGCCCGACATCCTGTCCCAAATGAGGGCTTGGATGGCAGCAGGACCCATCGGGATAATCACATTGGGCTTGAGTTCCGCAATAAGCCTGTCCAATCTTTCCTTGCAACAATCTGGAGCGGGTTCTTGTTCCTTCTTGCAGGGACAGGGCAGGACATACCCAATCCAAGCGGATTCCAAGAAGTCGTTCGGCAAACCACGCTTACCCTGCAAGTCCCACAGGTAGTCGTACATCTTGTGCATAAAAACGGTGTCGTGGGTATTGCCTTCTGTTCCACGAGGATGGTCACACAGGATTAAAACCTTGTCCTTACCTTCACCTGCAAAGACAGATTCCTTGCCCGATTGGTCTAGTTTGCACGCAAGGCACCCTGTAAGTTTCGGCTTTACAGCCATCGCTTGAATAGCGGTCGGAATCTTAAAAAATCCCATAAAATGTTTCCCGTAAAAATGTTAAACCCTGTAAACAATAAAAATCCCAAAAGAAGGGATGCCAAAGCGGTTAAGCCTTGACACCCCTCTTTACGGGGACACAACAGATTATTCGTTGGTCTGCTTGGTCGCAGCGGACACAAACTGCATATAATCGCCCGACTGGAATGCAAGCGACAGAGACGGAGGGGCGGACGGGTCCATATTCAAGTAGCAAAGGGTGAAGTCCATCACCTTATTGGATGCTTCCAAGAGGAAGGAAGTATTCACCCAAACTTCCACACCCTTCGGGTCTTCTTCAAGTTCGGATTCCCAAGGGATAGTTTCGGAGGCTTCACCACCGACCTTTTCTGCATAGAGGTCAAGTTCGGTCTTATTGAAGGTAAGGCGAACCAAGCGGGCATTCTTGTTTTCCACGCCCGATGCAAGGATGGCGACACGGGACACGGCTTCGGCAATGTTTTTCGGGAGGCGACCCTTGACGATGACCTGTGCATTCTTGAAGGCTTCGGGGAATGCAGCGAGGGTTTCAAACGGATATGCGGAGTGGTCCTTGCGTTTTGCCGAGAAAACGGTGCCATCTTCATACTTGAGGTGGAGCCAAGTTTCGCTAACGCTATACTGATTCGGGGTGCCGACCTTGAGGGCATTATTGAAGGTGGCATCATCCACCCAGAAGGTGTCCATCTTTTCGGGAAGTTTGTTAATGCAGACACGGTTGGTGTCGGTTTCAAAGACAGCAGAGGTGTCTTCATAGTCGCTCACCGCCACACCCTTGATAGATTCTGCATTGCCCGCAAGAGAACAGATACGGACGGCATCAATAAATTCTTCGGAAACAGGCTTGTATTCCAAGGAATCAAGGTCAAGGTCTTTAATGAGTTCCATCACCTTGGAGGAGTCCAAGAGGGTCATAGAAGCCTTGGTGCGACCTGCCTTAATCTTCACCTTGCCTTCCACAATTTCAAGGGAAAGCATCACATCGGACATACGAGAGACGAGATTGTAGAAGTCAAGTCCCTTCACCGAGAAGGACACATTTTGTGTGTCGCAGGGTGCAGAGACGGCAATTTCGCCGTTGTAGGAACTTACAGAAGCCCCTGTGAAAAGAAGTTGGTCTGCCCCATCAATGACGGTATTGCCCTTTTCCACACCGGGCATTACTTTCTTGAGGGATTCAATGAGTTTAGCTTTTTCAATTTGAATAGCCATTTGGTTTTTCCTTTATGTTGTTGCGTTCACGGTAATAGTTATATAGCACCATACTATCGGTTAGAAGTGGTCCCAAGCCTCGGTGTCCACGCTGAAGCCCTCAACAATAACAGGGGCAGCATCGTGGGCATAGGGCAGGCTACGCATAGTGTTATATTCAAAAAATTCCTCGGCATCCCGAAGTTTCAAGTCTGCAATAAGGCTAGAGTCCTGCAATTCTTCTTCGGAGTATTCGTCCTTATGGAGTTCCCGAATGTCTTCATCGCTATAGCCTTCTGCGAGGCACTTGAGACACAAGCCCCTCTCATAGACCGCTACGGTATTGTCCCCAATCTGCGTAGTTCCAATCATAGCCTTTTCAAGACCGTGCAGGATGCAGATGTTGTCCCCATCCTTCTCGTCTCTTTGGGTTGCCTCGTCAAAGCGTTCCACAACCCTGGGACCCGCCTTTGTCAAGTCATAACCACCATTGATTTCTTCTGCCATACTACGCCTCCTCGGTATTGGCGGGTTTCACTTCCGGCTGTGGGGCATCCTTCTCAATGACCACTCTAGCAAGGAGGGAATCCACCCTGCGTTTGGCGTATTCACATTGAGCAAAAGACAACTCACTGCCGACACATTTTCGGTTGGTGACTACACAAGCCTTTGCGGTAGTGCCTGTACCCATAAAGGGGTCATAGACTACCCCGCCTACAGGACAATAAAGGCTTATGAGTTTAGTAGCAAATTCAGTGCTAAACACAGCCCCATTGAGGTCATTCGGACCATCGCTGTTTTTAGCCTCTATGTAGTTCATAACCCCGCTATACCATTTCTTGCCCGACTCGTCCACAGAACTTACAGGCTTGTTACAGAAGTAGGTCTCATAGTCGCTTCTGCGGACAAGGATATAGACTTGTTCGCAAATGCGGGTAAGCCTGTTCGGGCTATCCACCGTAATAGCCATCGGCTTCTTCCAAGTCATCACTTCTGCAATGGTGAACTCGGTTTCGTTAATGATGTTGTAGATTGCCCGAAGGAACTGTTCGGAATTAGCCTTGTTATAGGACACATTCCAGCAGACAACCCCATTAGGCTTCAATGCGGTCTCAAGACCCTTAAACAAGTCCACGCACAACTTGTTATAGGCTTCGGTGTCTATGTTGTCTTCATAGACATCATAGGTCTTGTTAATGGAAGCATTCTTCCTACGACCATTATGGACGTGACCTCCATACGGAGGGGATGTCACCACACAATCCACAGAATGCGGGGCAATATCCTCCTTGACACACTTGAGGCAATCTTTGTTATAGATATGGATAGTGTTCACTACTTGCTCTCCTCGGCTACGGGTTCTTTGTCAATGACAACCCTGCCAAGCAGGGAATCCACTCTGCGTTTTGCATACTCGCATTGAGCCAAAGAGATTTCGCTACCAACACACTTTCTGTTAGCGGTGACACAAGCCTTTGCCGTAGTCCCTGTGCCCATAAAGGGGTCATAAACCATCCCACCGATGGGGCAATACAGATTGAGCAACTTGGTTACAAATTCTTCGCTAAACACCGCTCCGTTGAGGTCGGTAATCCCATTCTTGTTCGGTGCTTCAATAAAATTCGTGAGGTGGGCATACTTGGGCTTGCCTGTTCCATCGTAGATGGACTTCACCGACTTGCCACAGAAGTAGGTCTCATAGTCGCTTCTGCGGACAAGGATATAGACGTGTTCGCAGATTCTTGAAAGCCTGTTAGGGCTATCGGGAATCGGCACAGAAGTGGATTTCTTCCAAGTAATCACATCGGCAATAGTGAAGTTTGTCTGCGTGATGATGCTATGCAGGGCAAGGATGAACTGTTCGGAGCATTCCTTGTTATAGGACACATTCCAACAGACCACGCCGTTCTGCTTCAAAACCCTGTCAAAACCGTTAAACAATTCCACGCACATCGCATTGTAGGATTCCACATCTACCTTATCGTCATACTCGTCATAGGTGCGAGAGCGATGCGGGTGAGTGTGGACGTGACCGCCATACGGAGGGGAAGTGACCACGCAATCAATGGACTGCGGTTCAATGTCATCCTTGACACACTTGAGGCAGTCCTTGTTATAAATGTGAATAGTGTTCATTTGTTGAGTCCTCGGTTTTTAAGAAATCTACCTGCCGTAACCTACTCGCCTGCTTCGGCTACCTGTTCTTCTACCTGTACGGCGAGTGGGCATATTGCTGTCTTCATCCCCATCCTCATTGCCGTTCCATTGTTCTTCCTGTCGCATATCCACATTGGAGAGCAATTCACATTCCAAGTATGGGCGACCGATAGCAAGGCAACTCGTACAGACCACAGAATCCTGTATCGGGGCACCGTCACGGGTGGTGTTACAGGCGAGGCGGGTGATGCCTCTTTTCTTTTCGGTCGGAGTATGGTTAATTGTAATCATCTTGGTCACGTGAGCGACCTTACGAATATCTTCGGAAACTTGGTCTTCGGCAGCATCCTGTTCACCGCTAACGGTTGCACGACCTGTCTGCGACACGGTGGCAACCATACACTTGCGGGTGCTTGCAAGACCACGCAGGGCTTTCCAAGTCCTGTTAATCTTCTCTCGTTCGTCCGTGCCCGGACCCAAATCCATAATGTCGGCATAGTCCACACAAATCACTTCGGGTGCCCATCCATTATAGACTTCCATATCCTTGAGTTCGGCTTCAAGTCCCTTTACAGACAATGTACCTGTCGGGAAGGTACGGAGTTCAAACTTGTCGTTGCGGGTAATCCTGCGGATAGCTGCCTGTGCTTTCTCAATGCTTTCTTGGTTGGCATCCACACGGGTGGTCTGTTCCCTATCATCTGCGATTTGGCAGGTGCCATCCTCGTTATAGACAAACTTTGGATAGGGGACTTCTTCGCCATAGCGGGAAGTTCCTGTGAGCATCTGCCAAAATCTACGGATAACCTGCTTCTCGGACATTTCAAGAGACACATAGAGGACGTGTTTTCCCTGCAATGCTGCCTGTACCGCAATAGTCATCAACCACCAAGTCTTACCGCTTTTCGGAGGACCGATGACCGCAATAAAGTCTTCTTGGATGAAGGGACCGATGACACTTCCAAGCACTCCGGGCATCGTGAAGATTTCTTCTTCATCGTTCACGAATGCGTTGGCGATGGCTGCTGCATCCTTGAACAAGTTCACAACCTGTGCCTGTCGCACATCGGGCTTGGTAAAGTCTGCGATGGCGTGAAGCCCGCCTGCGGTGTCATTGTTCTGCACCGCCCTTGAAAGTTTCTCCACAAGCAGAGCAAGCGACCGCTTCTGCAAATACTTGATGGCATTGTCCGTAGCAAGGGCTTCGTTGGTCGGCATCCATTCATCGGAACAGGTGTCAAGGAATGCCTTGACCATATCGCTATCGGCTTCCTTGAGTTCCGAAGCCCTGTTCATATAGATGTCGGAGATAGCCTGTTGCGGGGCTACGCCATACTTGTCAAAAAAGTTCAATACCCAAGATGCGACAATCTTGCCCATAGAACTTTCAAACAGGAGGGGGTCACAACTTTTCCTGCACTTGGACAGGATAGCCGTGGACATAACCATATTTGAAAGGAGCCTGCGTTCCTCGGATAGTTCAATCTTTTCTCGTTTTAACATCCGATGTTACCATAGATTCTAAAGGGTCCTGTGAGTTTCTTCAAGCGGGCATTTGCACCCTTGATGTATTCGGGGCTGATGTCAAACCCGATAAACTTTCTGCCGAGTTTAACGGCTTCCACCGCAGTGGTTCCGCTACCCATAAAGGGGTCAAGGACTACATCGCCCTTGTTACTCCAAGAAATGATGTGGTCACGGGCAAGTTCTGTCGGGAACACTGCGGGATGGAATGTGGAACCTTCTTGACCCGAAGGGACAAGATACCACCAGTTGTTTCGCTTGGAAAAACTCTTGCACTTGATGGTTCTAATGTCTCTAGGGACTCCGGGCATTTTCGCCTGTCCACGCAGGGTTCTTACCGTAAGGGTATCGGTATTGTAATTTGTCGGTATGTCTTCAATGAGGTTAATCGCCTTCGGTCTGCCCTTGCTGAATACGAACATATATTCAAAGTTTTGGGAGTAGGCATAGTTGGAGCCGACCGCCCCGCCACCCGACTTAATCCACAACATCGTGTCGTGCAGGTTGAACCCGCAGGACATAAAATGCAAAGCCTGTTTAAAGGAAGTTCCTGTTTCGCTACCGTCAATCGTAGCATCGCTGACAATCCAAACAACCACCCCACCGGGCTTCACCACCCGATAGAGTTGTTCCGCAAGGGCTTTCCATACACTCGGACCCCATATAGTTCCCTGCCCGTTGTCGTAATTACGCAGGTTGTCATACGGAGGAGAGGTCACTACAAGGTCAATAGATTCTTCATCAAGTTGCTTGCAACCTTCAATACAGTCGGTAAGGTGAATCTTGTTAAGTTCCAACATTATTTATCCCTTATGTTTATCTGTTATACATATAGCAGGTTAGCCCTAAAACTTCGCACCTTTGCGTTCCAAGATTTCTGTAAGAAGGTCTGTGGATGCGGTTTCTTTTCCATCAAGGACACCATCAAGCATCTTCGCTCTAGCATCCAAAACTTCAATGGCTTCCATATCCACGGTGCCCGGGGCTACAAGATAGTAAGATGTGACGGAGTTATGCTGTCCCGACCTGTGAAGGCGGTCTTCTGCCTGCCTGTGGAAGTTCGGGGTGTGCGAAAATTCTGCAAAAGCGACATCCGAGCAGACCTCTTGGAAGCCATCAATACCGACACCGCCTGCTTGAATGTTCGCCACGATGACCCTGCACCGAGAATCCTCAATGAACTTCTTGCGGGCTGCTTCTCGGTCGGTGGATGACATACCGCCATAAATCAAGGCGGGGTTATACTCCTTGAGGGTGTCATAGAGGACTTCCACCACAGAGCGATGCCAAGCAAACAGGAGAAGTTTCTTGCCCGATTCAAGGAAGTCTTCAATCCATTGGAGCATAGACTTTTCCTTGAGGGCATAGGCGGTGCGGAGAAGGTGGGCAACTTTATTGCGGGCACTCTCCTTTTCGCCCTTGATGGTCTCACCCGAAAATGCGATGCGTTCTTCTTCATAGTAGGCATCCATTTCGGACTCATTGACTTCAAGAGGCACGACTTCCATAACCTTCGGGGGCAGGTCTTTCATAACTTCGCTCTTGGTTCTGCGGAGCATACAACGGACAAGCAATTCGTGGAGTTCTTCAATGTTGGAAGCACCATTATACTTTGTCCTGCCATATTCATCGGTCTGCGGGTCGCAGTAGCGGTTCTTGAACATAAAGAAGTTCTTGAACATAGAAGGCTCTACGATAGAAAGCAGAGTCCAAAATTGCATAGGCTTGGACATCGCAGGAGTTCCGCTCATACCGATGCAATGCGGGATAATCTTGGAGAGTTCCTTGAAGGCGACCGCTCTCTGCGATTCGGGGTTTCCGATGGCTTGGACTTCATCGCCCACAAGCAGACGGAAACCCACCTGTGCAAGCGGACCATCACAGATATAGACTACACGGGATTCCCCATTCTTTTCTACGGTTTCGTAATGTCCCGTCCAATCCGAGAGCACATCCCAGTTAATGATGTAGCTCTTGTACTTGGACAGGGGATGGGGAGTCTTACCGCTCAAAACTTCAACATCGGGGTAATGCTTCTTGGTCGCCCCTACCCATTTCCTGTAAGCCTCCTGCCATTGCAACTTGGTCGGAGCATTGACAACATAGAGGGCAGGGTAAGCATTCGCATAGACCATCCAAGAGAGGGCTTCCACGGTCTTACCGCAGTTATGCACAATCGTGTGGTTGGCGACAAAGTTGCTATAGTTGAGAACCTTGACATCGTAGGTCATCCGCATTCCTGCGGAGCGGATAAATGCCACCTTGGACATAAAGTTACCATTGATGCCATCTGTCTGCACATAGGTATTCACCGTGTCCTTGAGTTCAACCCACCCGCTGTCGGTGAGAACCTTGTGGTCGGGAGTAGCAATCAAGTAGGAGCCATCTTCAAAGGTGGCGTGGATGCACTTCTTCAACCCGCTCTGCAAGACATCTACAATCTCACCGAATCCGATGGTGTGCCCATCGTCAAGCAGGCATTGGATGTCCCAATCACACTTCTCCTTGGTCTTACGGAATTTCCTGTAAAGGGACTCAAGGCTAATCTTTTGTTCCTTGCCATCCTTGCGAGCAAGGACTGTCATATCACCACAGACACAACCCATTTCGTCACCGAGAGCAAGCC